CGCCCTTATAAATACGATAATTTTTAACTGAATAATCTCTGTCCTGATTTACTTTGATATGCGCAAAGCCATGAGCATATCCATTTGCAAAAGGAGCATAGTCTGGACTTAACTCACATAAGCAACCAGTTGTCCAGGTTGTAGTAACCTCAGCCTCTAGGTTAGTTTCAGTATGCTCTGCGATTTTATGCACATGACCACAAATAGTAGATTGTTTAGTTTTTAAGTATAAGCCTCTAGCCGAGTTTACCGGAGCCATAAATCCACGAAAGAATAAATGACCATGATGTATATGCAACTTTCCTGCCTTAACTAAAATCTTATCACCTATCAAATGGATTCTTTGCTCATTTAGCTTTAACCTTTCTTCTAATTGATAGTAAGGATCATCAAACACCTCTGGTGCTTTAGCCATCAGCCAATGCTCGTATCTAACATCATGATTTCCCTTTAACCAATATATCTGAGCATTTGGAAACGCCTCCCTTAGAATGACTAAAAACGCTTTTGTACTATCAAACTCAAATTTAATAGACCTTTTACGAGGATCCTTCTCAAAACGTGACATTTGATAAAAATCAATCAAGTCCCCATTGATAATAATTGTATTTACTTTTTGCTCTTTGCCATAATCTAAAGCTAAAGTAATCGCCTTAATATTGTGATATGGTATATGTAAATCAGAAATTAGTAGTATGTTATTATCAGCCAATGGCAATATATAAGGCTCTCTTATTTTTTCCTCTGATTCGGGCAATTTATAGGGATTGTAATTAAAGGCCGGCTCAACGTGAAAGGTTTTATCCTTTGAGTTGTACGAACCCATTTTGCCCCGTACCCTCCTTACACATGACCTTGCAGATTCCAAATCTTTCCAAATTAAAACGTTCTCTTTGTAAGCCTTTTTAGCTATTGTTAAGTCCGCATGATTTGGGAACCTTTCAACATAGCTTGCCATTAATTCTATTTTATTCATAAGGAAAATACTTAGTTTGGTTATTTAGTTTAAATGCTTTTAAAACCTGTCCTCTTTGTTGATTTTTGCTATAAGAAACGTGGACCCATGCAGGATTATCATCATCCCCAAATTCAAAAATTAGCTGATCGAAGGGTAAATTATCTTTTATAAAATCAAAAACTTGCCTATTTGTAATTGAGGTTCCATCCTGATCTATGTCAATCGCCTGGCCTTTGCAATGCTGACTAGATGCAGAACCCCCAATTTTATCGTTCAACTCTTTACTCCGGTATCCTGAGCTGATCCGGATAGGCACTTTAAAATGATTTCTAATAGGCTGAAATATCTTTTCGGCTAGTAGTTTAAAATTCTCAACATGTTCCGGAGTTGGCTGGTTATTTATCGCATGCCTTTTGGCTGATTCGCTTCGAGTAACCTCTGACAAATCTAAATTTTCTGATAGTTTCATTTTTTCTTGAATACTTTCTCAATTGATGTAAAGCCCAACGATGCTCCTGCTAAAGTAGCAACCGATATTATAATAGCTTCATTTGGCGAATGTATTAATTTAATAGCTAAAGCCATTACGCAAATAAACCCACATAATCGCTTCATTGATAGCCTATCATTATCCTCAGTAAAAAATTGCCTCATAATTTTAATGAATAACCTATTGAATAACCACTCATTCCATAACCTACGCTAAATAAACCTTTCTTACGAGTTTTAAATGTTAAGGTAAGGTTATGATTAGCTTTTACTATATCTTGGCTTAAATCGCTTCTTATGCCTAAATATAGGGCAGCTTTTGGCTTTATTTCTATGTTGTTTGTAACTGTTATGATTTTCTCTTGGATTTCTGCTTTAAATGACCTGCCTTGTATTCGATTTCCGCTGATTGTGTCCTTAATAATATACACATTTTCCATCTGCTTAATCGTATCGGTGTACTCTTTCACTTGGTTGTAATCCTTTACAATGTAGGAAGTATCATTTTTAATCTGATAAACAGTATCTAAAATCTTTACTTTTATTTTTTTGCCTTTTTGATACTTAACAAAAGTTTGAGTATTAATAACAGTATCAATTTTAGATTTTGTAATTGTGTTTGACCGCTTTCTGACTGAAAATAAAAAAACGGATAATAATATTAGACATACTATTAATCCGTTCTTCATTACTTTTTCAATTTCTCAGTTGCAAATAAATAATACCTAATCGCAAATATTCCACTAACAATTGCCACTAAAGAGGCTATCATTGTTATTACAGGCTGAACATCAGCCATTGACACCACCGCACCAAACACACTTAGAATAGTTGCTAAATCAGCATTGTTATTTGTCATCTTCTTTTAAATCTTTTGGTTCTTGAATTTTTGGTTGTTCAACTGCTAATTCTTCAACTGGAGGTAATTGCGCTTGTAATTGTTTAACTAATTCAGCCGCAACTGATTTTACCTGAATGTAAGCAGATGTACTGTTTTCAATTACTTCCAAAACGGCTTCCCATTCATGGATTAATAATTCAACTTTTAATTTTTGTGGTTCTGTTTTTTCTACTTCTTTGGTTTTCATAGTGTTATTTTTTAACAAATATAATTAAATTTCTGTATCTGTTTCAGGATTAACAATTTCAGTTTCTTCAACTGTCAATGATTCCTTTACAATTGGCTCAACAATCGGCTCAACCCAATCCCCAACTATTACCAAATTTAATTTAGTTGCTACAAATTCCCAAGCGTAATCATCACTATCAGACCACTTTTGATAATCTTCGCCCGACATCCTTACAGAGCCTGTTGCTATTACTTGATTATCCTTTGTATAAAGCATATAATAAAAGTCAGCCGATATACCTAAGGTTGTGTTTGTGCCATAGGTGTATAGCTTTTCCGCGATTTGATTTGTTCCGTTATCCCAAATTTGGATAGGTTTGATTTGTTTCATAATTATTTTTAGGTATTTCTTTTAATTTTGCTTATTAAATAATAAATTTTATGCAATTCTATATCCAACATAATCACAAGAAGTACAATTTATATTCTTTCTTGGAGGATATGATAAATTTGTGATTATTGGGTTACTATCCATTAATTCTTTTTTACAATTAGGACACGCAATTCCATTTAATATTGGTGAGCTATCATAAATATGCGTATTCCAATTAGAATCTTTTAAATTATGTTCCTCTAATGATTTAAGTTCTTTTGTATATAGTTTCATTTTATTTGTTTTCTAATTTGATGATTCTATTATTTAATTCTTGTATTGCTTTAATATACACTGCATGAAGTTGCTCATAATTAATACCCATTTTACCAGTTGAAGGTGTTGTAAATACTGCTTCTGGAATTATTGTTTGCATTTCTTGTGCTATATTTCCATTTTGCCTACCTTCGCCAAAGTTTATGTAATCATCTACAAAGTCAAACCAAACAGGATTCATTTTTGCTATTTCATTTAAGCCATAACCAATTGATTTAATATTTTGTTTTACAGATATATCGGAAACTGGTGCTGATAATAAACCATTTGCATCTGCTAATACAGCTCTACTTCCTGAACCTGCTAAATTTGTAAAGGTAGCTGCTCCTGTGGAGGCTATGGTAAAACGTGATGCACCTCCTGTATAAAAATTTAAAGAATCGCCACCCTCAATTAAAGACTTATTTGAGCCTGTGCCTATAAAAGCAATTCCTGGGACATTGCTTGCTTTTCTTAAAGTTAATACATCGCCAGTGCCTGTAATATCAACGCTTCCCGCAAACCTCCCAGTCCCATTAACATCTAGCTTGTAACCTGCATCTGTTGTAGTGCCTATTAGTACGTTAGATTGAAAATAATTAACCGAAGAAAAGAAATGTAAAGGAGTGCCAACTGTTAAGTTTCTCGCTTGAATATAAGTGTTACCGTTTGTGGTTCCGTCAGTAGAAATATAAAGCCTTCCATTACCAGCCGTACTACCCATTGTAACTATACCAGCAACATCAAATTTCCAACCGCTCTCTGGTGTTGCTGTTCCTATACCTACACTACCACTAAACGTAGCACTTGTACCACTTAATGGCGTAACAAAACTTATTCCTGTATTATATACTTCAAATAATCTAGTTCCGTTTTCTGATTTTAAACCATATCCTACATTTGATTTATATCTTAAATCTCCTGTTAAATCAATATTTGATTGAGCAATTAAAGTTCCACTAAACGTAGAATTTCCACTTGTATCAATCGTTAATCTCGGAGACGCTCCCGTTTGTAATATCAAACTACCACCTGAATCGTAAACGTATGAATCTGCACCCGTTCCCAAAGTGATTATCCCTGTAATCTTTGCGCCACCTGTAATTTGTAGTTTATCACTTGTAGCATTTGTACGTGAACCTAAAAGCAAGTTACCACCTAGCCATGTAGATGTAGTATCGGTATTACCTATCCACGTTCTATTGTTTTCGGTAGCGGATTCGCCTTGTGAATTATACCCTAAAAATGTATTGTTTATACCAGTTGTATTTGTAGAACCAGCTCCGCCTCCTAAAGCACTATTGTTACTCCCTGTTGTATTAGTAAGCGCACTAACTCCATTTGCAGTGTTTGCATTTGATGTTGTATTACTTGATAGTGATAAATACCCATAAGCAGAGTTTTGGCTTCCTGTTGTGTTATTTACAAGTGAATTAGTTCCATTTGCAGTATTATTATTTCCTGTTGTATTTGCATTTAAAGCATTTATTCCAGTGGCAGTATTGCTAGTTCCTGTTGTATTAGCATTTAAAGCGCCTGCTCCAATTCTTGTATTACCAAATATATTACCACCTCCTCTACCAATATTAACACCATTAACAACTGCATCAACACTAAAAGTTTTAGACCCTGCAATCGTTTGTGTTCCCGTAGTTATTACCCCTCTATTACTTGCACTTGCATCAGGTACGTTTAACGTAATTACAGGCGTTGTGTTCGAGTTTGCAACAGTACTTGATAAGTCAGTGCCACTTGTACCTAAAGTAAGGGCAGAAACGCTTGTAACCGTTCCAACGCTATATGTGCGATTAGCAGATAAATCTTGAGTAGTCCCGTTTATTGTGATTGTTCTCGCATCGTTTGCTGGTGTATATCCTAAAACCTCAGAAACACTTTTGTATTTCCATAGACTGACCGAACTGTCAAAGAATATACCATCGTTATTTGATGCAACACCATCCTCAACATCTGCCAATTCCTCTAAAAATATGTTTGGAATTACAGCGGTCGGAATAGGTACTATTGTTCTTACAGGTTGGTCACCACCGAATTGGAATTGGTAGGTCGGATTAGAACCACCCGAAAGTCTATTTGCGTAATACTTTAATACTATTGAATCGGTTACATCAAAAATACCATCGTTCCATATAGCGGTTGCAAAGAACTCCGAATATCCCGAATTTATGACTGGTATTGTGTTACTCGATGTGCCGACTAAAGTTTCAACACCGCCCGAATCTCTTTTGTAAATTCTAAAGAAAAACTCCGCTTCTCCGCTACCCGATAATCTTGTAATATTTCCTGTTGTGGTTACATTGAAAACTCCAGGATTACCATTTATTAGATTTACAGGGGATACTAAAGACGCTATTAATTGATTAGTTGTGGTAATCGCACCAGTTGGTACATCGACTGCAATCGTATTATAGTCAGGGTCATCAATGGTCGTAACTAACTTGAAATAATCGGTTACATCGGCTGGTACATTTGTAGCATATAGGCTCAAAGTTGATGGTAAATCGTTTGCTGTTAAATAATTGTTATTATCTACGCTACCATCTGCCTTTAGGAATTGAGTATCTACGCCTCCAGCTTTAATTAATGCAGTTGCAGTAATATCAAACAATCCCAAATCAACATCGCTTGTAGCGCCTGTATATGGAACAAAACCCGTAGCACTTGCACCACCTATATCCGCTAAAACCTCCGCGCCGGTACGATATTTAACAACTCCGCCCTCACTTACTAAAAATTTATCTGTATCTCCTAAAGCATTCTGAATATTTGCTATTTTTAATCTTTGAGCAGTATCTATACGTAAAGCCTCAATATTATTTGTCCTAACTAAAAAATCATTGTTAATAGTCGATCCAATAAAGCAATCATTATCTATTCCTGGCTCGCCTGGCAATCCTGGATTAATAATTCCAAACCTTGCGTATGATGTAGATCCTATCTGTAAATCTAAACCCGATCCCGGATCCGTAGAATTAATGGATAGCTTATTATTTGGAGTTGCAATATCAATACCTATTTTATCGCTTAACTCTGTTATGATTGAATCCCCTAGCGTGTTGCCTGATGTAAATTTTGGTATTGCTCCAGCCGTTCCAAAAACCTTAGCGTTAAATATCTCTCCAATTGTAGTTTTATAGGTTATTTGATTAGCAACCTCCGCAATTGGGATTATATCCGTATCAATTGGCGCCCTGCCTAATGCTGGAAAATCTTTTGTATAAACTCCATTTATTACTGGCATATCTTATCTTAATTTACAAATACATACTCATCTCCGCCATTATCAACAAAATTGCCTGGACTTTGCGCCCAAACAAAATATTCAATTCCTGCATCTACTATTGGGCCATAACCTGTGATTGTTCCCGCAAATTTAACAAAATCTTCACTAACTCCCGTAATCTCCAAATTCTCTAAAAAACCCTCACCTGCATCGCCCTCATCCGTTTCTAAATTGACCATTGACCAATCCATAAGCGATCTGGACCTGCCTAAATCTTTTAACTCATTCCAACTAATAACAGATGCATCAACTGCATAAACCGCCTCAAAATTTACAGAATAGCTATGCAACTGGCCTAATTGTTTTTGGCCCATCTCCTGCGTACTTTTGCAGGTTTTTATAAAACTTATAGACTCACTCAACCCATTGCTTAATAAGCAACCAACTGGCAAATCATTAATGTAAAGCATTAAATTAGTCATATCCTGTTATAGTTGCGCTAAATGTAATAAAATCAGATACCTGACCGATTAACTCTAAATTCTCAATAAATCCCTCTCCTGCCTCAATCTCATCTCCGACTATTTCCCAATTTATTTTAATTCTTTCAAGCGCTTTTAAGCCTGTCCACGACATGATACTATTATCCGTAGTCATAACGCCCTCCATTGGAATTGAGTACTGCCATAGCCTACCTAATTGTGTTTGTGCGCCACTCTCACTTGTCTTGCAGGTAGGAATAAAACTAATCTGCTCAGACCTGCTAACAGAACTCAAACACCCAACCGGCATATCGTTTATGTATAACATCATGTTGCTTTGATTGTTACTTTTGTAGTTGCCCCAAAATCAGGAATTAACGTATAATCCATTGCAATCTCCTCATTTATAATCCTGCCTAAAACCGCTTTGCAAACATTAGGCTGCAAATCGTATGTTAAACTCAAATTCATAAAATGCCCTGCAATCAGATTAATGCTCCATCTTGTTAATGGATTAAAATATCCAAATATAGAACCCTCAAACTGTACATAAGGACCAGCATAAAGCCTCTGTTTCTCCTCAACCGCAATGCGCAAAAACTCTTTACTAATTGAATAAGGCAAAGCTAAAACAGACTCAGGTAAACCCCTGCGGTTCCATTCGCTTGTTAATGTAACCTCATCCGCACCATAAATGGCTCCTGTGTACATTTCACTCGGACTGTCCCCATTGAATACATCAACAGTAGGCGGCACAAATGTAAACTTTCCTGTTTGCGTAGCGGTATGAATCTCTCCAATCGGATCGCCATCCCTTACCTGCTCCCTTAACGTAATATTTGTATAAACAATATCGCCAGATGTATTATCAGGCGGATAAATCTTAAAAGTAATTGTACCTCCTTTTGGAGTTGGCGCAGTAACTATGGAATCAGCTGATATGCCAAAATTTGATCTAACTTGGAACCATTCAAATAATATAACATCTTTTTTCCATTGGAATACTCCATCTTGCTGCGGTTGTAAATACCAGGTATCTGTCCCATCAAATAACTCCAAACCAAAAATCATGTCAGTTGTAGTATTTACAGGAATGCTAATATAATTAAAATCAACCCTGAGTAAAATGTTTTCAGCTACAACAAAATGCCTGTCATTCTCAAAGTAATTAGCATTATCAAAACCTGTAACCTTATAAAATACAACTCCGCCTCCTGGATACAAACCATTGTAAACAGTTCCAGATTTGGTCCATTCAGGTATCGTTACGTCATCTCTTGGCCCTAATGGATCGCCTGGACCATCAACAAAAGCACCGAATAAAGTTGGATTATCTAAAATATTAGCTAACTGTCCGTATTTATAAGACATTGAGGCGTTTTTATAAGGCTTATCAATCATCTTTAACTGATCCGTATTTATGTGGAAATAAGGCGCATCAATTATGCCCTCACTTTCCCCACCCAATAAAGCATCTAAATCCGCAGTAAATGTTGGCTGGTCATAAACCCTCTGGCCATCTAAATATTTTCTAAACGCTAAATCTCCGCTTAATGCCAATTCTGTTGGCCTAAAAATATACCATTCGCCCTCGCTTTGCACCATGACTGCGGTCCACTCCTCTAAAATAGATTTCAAAACCTCCTCACAATTCATTGGCGTAAACTGATCATCTTTTAAATACCTTTCACTATTTACAAAACTTTGCGCCAAAGGATCAAATGCATCGCCCTGAGTCATTGTTACATCGTAAATATTTACACAGGTATTTAAAACTAAACTTGGAGCATCTAAACGAATTAGACAGGCATTTATAACCTCTAAAAAAGATTGTTTACCTAAATAGAAATTTCCATCGTTTTGTACATAAGATAGGTTTTTTAACAATCCTAATCCATCAACTGCATTTAAACTAATCGGATAAGGCGCAAACGTGAAAGCCTCTTGACATCCATCAGGAATTATAAAACCAGTCCAAATTAAATCCATATTACGATACACCTGTACCATAAATTCCCTTTCATTCTCGGTATATAATTGCTCCAATTGGAAATCCTCAGTTGCT